AACAATCGGTCCGTTGCCTCCTTCTATATTTACTCCGTTTAATATCATTTTTTCTTTTTCTTGATGGAAACTACTGTGGATTCTTTTGTTGTCTCAAGTGCGGGTTTTGTTTCGTTAGTAAGTTGTAGCATAATATCTTTCTGCTCTAACAATACTGTTTCTTTAGGAACAAGACCAACCATTTTAAGTGCTTCTAATGTCTGTGGATTGCTCATTGCATTAAGTAACTTAGCTGGGCTTGGTCTACCCATTGCAATGATTTCGGATTGTATCTCACGACCAACTGTTACTGTAAACTCATAATTAGCATTGGCTTCAAACATTTCATCATCTGTATAAGGTGTGCCATCTTCATGCTTAAGTCTAGTTGGTTCAACTTCAGTATACAGTTCATTTAAAAGCTTTTCTAGAATCTTAATCTCTTTACGATTAAGTTCAAACGCGTGTTTTTGATCTTCCAAATGAGATTCTAACTCAATTATCTCAGCTTTAAGATTAAGAATAATATGTGGTAATGCTGGAACTGTTTTTAAATGTTTCAGCTCTTCAAGTTTAGCTTGATATTTTAATTCTGCACATTCTTCAAGTACTGCTGCTCTTGTTCTTCCAACTAAAAACCCTTGAAGTGTTTTAATTTTTTCCCAAGGAGTTGAGCCGATAACTTGATAACGATAATTAAATTCTGAATTTAAATTTGAAGCCATAATGATTCCTCATAACAATGTTTAAAATTATATTTATATGCTGAGATTTAATCTCTAGGATAACCAGGGAATGGGATCCAGCTATTTGTTGTTTCATCCCAGATGTAAGGAAACCCGTCATTGGGTGGATCTACTGGGGCAACCCATGATACTGCCGCTTCGTTCCATATCCAAGTAGCGGGATGATCTGCATTATATGCATTCTCTCTGATTTCGGCAATTTCCTCAGCTGTTGGGGGAGTTATATTTTGTTCTATCATTTTGTTTTCCTTAACCTAATGGATTAGTTGGCCATGTTACTTGCATCGCAGGTGTATCACTTCGTAATTCTCTTAATGCTTGACGATATTGTAAAAATTCATTAAACTTTTCTTGACTAATAGAATGCGGAATACCAAGCAAAGTTTCTTCTTGCCATCTTGTTGATACCCAATCTGTCATGTATAACAATTCAGTTGCCTGCATTCTTGCTGTCAATGTTGGACTAGTTTCTCTTCTGTCCTCTATCGCAGCATTTTCCATAACAGATAAATTATCTTTACACCAAACTATTTCTGGTAAGTCTGCACCTTGTTTGCCATGGCCGCCTATTTCCTCAATTAGAAAAATATTTCTAGTAGGCTCATATACACAAAGTCCGACTGAAGAAGCAAACGGATAATTTGTTTTAGTCACAAAACTTTCAACAGATGAGAACACATGATTGGTTCCGTTGATTTTGCAACTAATTGATTCGTTGTAAAAATCTAAATTTATAATTGTATGTTGTATTAACATTATTTTTCCTTAAATGTTATTGTGGTCCGATATATCGTACAAATGAAAGAAATATAACACCTGGGGTATAGTTTGTTGTCAGTGTGCCGCCCGACACCCCATGCGAATGTGTAATATTTTCTACAGTATGTCCTGCTTGGTTAGACCCATATAGCAAATTCATAGATGCTGTACGAGCATGATAATGCGGCCAATTCCCATTATTTGTAGCTACTGGGTTTGTAAGGGTGTAGTCTACAGGATTTGTGGCAAATGTTGGCGCACCATGTGCAGGGTATCCAGCTGGGCTACCAGACAAGGGATATCGTGTTAACCATCCTTCATCCGGAATCGCCAGCAACTTTTCTCTCATATCTATAGTAGAGTTGGTGCCATTGCAATATGCCCATATGCTACCAGATAAACTACTTTTGGAAGTATGCATCATGACAGAATTTCCTTTTGGAATACTTCTGCCTTTAATTTTCCAAAATTTTAATAATTTTCCTGACATATTACTTATAGTCACGCTTCTTGTCTGCGTATGTTGATGTCCGCCCGTTGGTGTAGTATTGTCTAAATATAGTTCAAGCCCATAGTTAGCAGGTGCCAAAGGAGATGGATAGACCGAGGGTCTATATGAACCTTGTGCAGGGGATGTTGATCTGGCATGCGAATGTGGTACATTCAAAGCTTTTCCAGTTGTCCACGTAAATGTATGAGCACTTGAATTTGCTGCAACGTATTCAAACTTATTAGATCCTACAACAAATGCCGCACGGCCGGCACCTGTTTCGTCAAGGGGCGCATAAAATGCTTCGCCATCTGCCCATACGTTATCTTCATTCATTTGTATAGATCCTGCTGGTAAAAAATTAGCCGGCGATGGATTTGTTAATAACGTAAATTTAGTATGTCTAGGTTTAATAGGCGTGCTTAAACCAGTAGCAGGCGAACAATTGGCACCTACATGCAAATGCTGGCCGCCAGGGCCGCCATACCATACTGTAGGGGTTGAAAAGTATCCTCCGGGAGAGTTTACGGGGATTTGGCTTGCGGGTGCATGATTACCGCCATATGCAATTGATCCAAATGTTGTGGAGTTTGAAGACCCTGTCTCGCCGGCTGTCGTACCTTCAAGGTTGACAGAATCACCTGCCCCAGAAATTAATTTATCTAAACCCAATGAGTATAATTCCCAACCGTCTATCGGTCCGGTATAATTACCTGGATATAAAATAACCATTCCTGCAGATATTACAAATACGTTTGATCCTGTTATTGTGGATGATGCATTAGAATTAGCTGAAACTGTACCGGAATGATGTATTGCGCCCACACGGCATCTTACTGTAGTTCCGTTGTCTGCATCTCTACAAATATAGGTTTGATATCTTTCATCTGAAACATCTACCCATGATCCGCCAGAAAATCTTTGCCATTGATAAGAAAATGCCACAATGCCCGGAAATCCTGGGTCCCATGTTCCATCTGTAGTTGTAAATGAAAAATTACCATCCGCAGTTACAACAGGCGCAACAGTATTAACCGGGGGAGTAACAGCATCATTAAGAATATTCCATGTTACTTTGCCTGCGCCGCCATACGCTACATTACTTATTCTCATTTTTTCCTTTAATTAAAATGTAATTAATCCGCTGCTAGTAAATTTATATATTATGTATCCATTAGAAACGTTTTTTATTCTCATTTTTTACTTAGAACGGTTTAGTTCCAGATTGTGTTACGTTGCTATTAGTAATTGTCTGATTACCAGAACTATCGGTTGTAACAGCTGCACCTAACATTAAGTATTTTGTATAGGCATCTGCTTCAAGCGCAGCTATTGGTATATTAATTGTAGATGACATACTATTATATTTTGCATCACCCACAGTAATCCTCATGTTGGTCATGTTGCCAGGGAAATATCCACCATAGTAATTGCCAATATAATCTGAAATACCCCAATCGTATGTATCTGTTACTATACCCTGATTAATAGGTGTTCCGCCTGCGGCTTCGGATGCTCTATACGCAAAAGATGATCCGTAATCTCCAATCCACATAGTTTCTGCTCCGTCTATATCTCGATTCAAAACTATGTATTGCCATGTATTTGTTTTTATTGTGGACGTATCCCATATATAACTTATCTGTCCGCCGCCGCCATATCTGTCTAAAGTAATTGTGGTATCATCTACAGTAAATAAACTTAGACCATCGGTTTGATCTGTACCTAATATCCCCACGTTTGCTAAGCTTGAATTATTATAGAACCAGCCCTCTATTGTAAATGCACCTGTGCTTGGATAAATGCCCGGAGACATTGTCATAGTTGCAGTTGTTCCATTGAATGACAAACTGCCTGCTAATGTAGGAGGTGATTCATATTCTTTAATGAATTGCATTCCGCCTAACAAGGACATTCCGGTTAATTGCATTTCATGCCTTTAAATTCTTGATATGAGTTTTGTGGACACGGCATTGAACCTGTCCATTATAGTAATCTTCTGTCTCTAAAACTCGTCTATCCATTTGTTCTCTTGCTTCTAAGTAATTACATAATCCCTTGTTAGGGCATATATGCAGTATCTCTCTGATAAAACTATCCGCGCCATGTTTCTCTACATCAGCTTTAACCTCATCAGATGAAGACCAATAATCTTTCCAATCTGACTCAACTTTTAATCTTTTCTTCTTACCCTTAACTACTTTTGTTCTACGGAACCAAAACAACTTTTTACCTATATACTTGCGATTCGTGGCAGTATTAGTAATCAAGTACACATAACCATAAGCGTCGTCAGGAACAGTTTCTAAGGGCTTTTCTTTATATAACCACATCTAAATACCAATATTAAATTAGTATTTATACAGCTTCCCAATAGTCGTTTCCGTCGGAAAAATTGTCACCCTCATCCCTTGGCGGCACAAAGAAGTAATCATCGGGATTTGTCATTATATCTTCGGCGTCTTCAGCTAGTTCGCCGGTACCCATAATGCCAGCTTTTCGTAGCATTTGAGTTTGTATAGATTTCTTATATCTATGCTCTTCAGATTCCTCGCTGGCCATATAGGCTGCTTGCTTTTCTGAAAAGACTTTCTTTTGCTCTTCATTCCATTGTCTGGAATTGGCACAAGCCCGAGAACAGAAAGTTCCGGGCTTGTTATGAGCAGTACCGCATTTAGGACAAGTCTTCGTCATCCTCTTCTTTATCCTCTATCTCTGCACCGCAGAAAGGACAGTTAGTTACTGTGTAATAGTCTTCGTCAAGTGAATGACTTATCTTGAAGACTGCATCGCATTCGACGCATTCGAAGATTTTTCTTGCCATTGTGCTCCTCTTTTCTTAGCTTCTGCGTCAAATACTCGCTGACGTAAATCAGATGAGCTGAAGAAGTGATCTCGTTTGTTAAAATATAATTCTATTCCGCGTTTCATGCAAATCTCTTTGCCGGTATATTCTGTATCTTTATATTCCTCCCCCAAGATGCGAACATCAATAGGTAAAGCCATGAAGATATCTTCAAGTTCTTTTTCTGTAGAATATACTATAATCTCATCAACATGCTTGCACGCTGATACCTGAATCTGTCTTTCAATAATAGACTGAACAGGTTTGTTTTTAGTTTGTCTATCTAGTGTTGGATCAACTTGAATCGCTGCAATTAGATAATCGCATTGACGCTTTGCTTCTTCCAACATAATTACATGACCTGCATGGAACAGATCAAAAGTAGAACAAGTAATTCCAATTTTTTTATTTGCACTCATATTTTCTCCACTTCAATGTTACATTTATTTAAAAATTCTATACCATCATTATTTCTATAGCTATTTCTATAGAATACTTTTTTAATGCCTGCTATATGTATAAGCTTTGCACAATCAAAACAAGGTGCATGGGTAATATACATTGTAGCATTTGCTCCTGATTCATTGGACTGTGCCAATTTACCAATAGCATTCATTTCAGCATGGATAACTTCTGGCTTTGTATTTGTACTAATAATAGTTGTGGGGTACTCAGGGCCTCCTGGGTCAATTATATACGTTGAATGTTCTTCAAATGTATCTTCGCAAGTATTATCCCAGCCAGCAGGAGTACCGTTATATCCAATAGATATAATTCTATTGTCTTTCTCAACAACAGCACCAACCTGTAATCGTTTAGCGGATGATAATTTAGCATAGGTCTCAGCGACAATCATATGCGCATAATCAAATTTATTCGGCATCCCATTTTCCTTTAGGACATTTTGCAATAGGTAACATTGTCTTTGCCCATATAGAACATCCACATGCTTCACATACCTTAACACCAATCATGGTAGTAAGGTGTTCACAGTCGTTACAAATCTCTCTACGTTTTTCAGTAAAGGTTATTTTTCTATCTTCACCCATTTTTTACAATAATATTCTGGACGCACTTTAGCATCCCAAGTTTTACAATACTTTGTGCCAGGTACATACGCACCGCAGTTGGCACAATTCTTATCACCTTTAGCTTTTTCATAAGCAGGTGGTAGTTTTGCTGATATTAAGGCACCATCAGCATAATGCCTAGGTGCCATCACTTCTTTAAATGATTTCATTTTGCCCACACATCTTCCCAAGAACCAGTTTGCGCAGCTTTAGCATAATCGGTCGCTCTATTCTCAAAGAAGTTTGTGTGAATAGGTGCGTTAATCATTTCTTCAACCCACGGTAAAGGATTCTTTTTAACTTTCATAATACCCTTAAGCCCAAGACTAATAAGTCGACGATCAGTGATATAGCGAATATATTGCTTAACATCGGCTGCTGATAAATTTTCCATAGCTCCCATCGCAAAAGCTAGATCAATAAACCTATCTTCAAGTAGAACCATTTGTTCAGCAATTGTATACAATTCGCCTTTTAATTCATCGTTCCAAATCTCATTATTCTCTTGTATATATGTTCTAAATAACTTAATCATTCCTTCGCAGTGTTGAGTCTCATCTACAATAGACCAAGTAACAATTTGACCCATTCCCTTCATCTTACCATGGCGAGGAAAATTTAACAACATAATAAAAGAGCTAAACAACTGCATACCTTCTGTAAATGCTGAGAAGATAGCAATATGTTTTGCTGTGTTTTCTTTTGTAGTATTTTGTTGAGATATATTTAAAACATAATCATGCTTAGCTTTCATTTCCGCATAAGCTAAGAACTCATTATACATTGTCTCAGGCAATCCTAATGTCTCAATCAAATGTGAATATGCTGCAATGTGTAGAGCTTCGCGTGCTGCAAATCCCAATAGCATCATTCGCACTTCAGGTTGTGGAAAATATGGAAGATAATTATTAACATATCCACCGGCAACATCAATATCGCCTTGAGTAAAGAATCTAAAGATGTGTGTTAAGAATTGTTTTTCTTCTGCATTTAACTTCTTTTTCCAATCTTTAACATCTTCTACCATTGGTACTTCTGTATGCATCCAATG